TCAAAATATATCTCAGTTTGGCCCTTATAAGGACCTTCAGTATGTTGCATTTTTGCATTTTGTTTTAATAATTTATTTGGACGTACAGTGATATCTGCCGCTAATGCTTCCAAGTCATAAGTTTCACCGTTCTGATTAATGATAGGAACTTGTTTATCTGATGCTAATAGTTCTTGCCCTTTTACCATTCTTTTTACAGTTGATCTATGTATGTACGGCTTTTTGTATTTGTCAGTTTTCTTTTTCTTTTGATTGATAATTCTATCTAAGTAATCTGATAAATCTTTCTTCTCTAGTTTTTTACTAGGCGCATCTAGTACTTCATCGATTTGCTCAAAATCAAATTCTTTTTGACCAGGCTCAAATTCTTGGCGATTCAATCTTATTTTTGAATTTAACTCTTCAATTTCATCTTCTTTGGCTGGGTTGACATTAGGACCATAATATGGCTCGCCATCTCCTAATTTTCCCCAACCTAAACATTCATCACATAATTGGATAGGACTTGTTCTTTCTTTTCCAAATTTCATACCGTCTCCCAAACATTTGGGACACTTAGTTGTATAACGAACACTATTATCATATTCGTTTAAATCTTCTTCTGACTCTTTTTTGTTTAAATCTATGTAAGTGGGAGTGAAACCTTCATCTCTTACGAACTCAGGGAGTGTTGAAACGTCCCAACCTTGAATGACACTCTTCCATGTGTCAGTTCCTTTATTAGCAAACTTAGTATTGGCTTTAGTTAAGTCTGATACGTCAGCACTTCGGTTACCTTCGGGTAAAATAGGCTTGACTTCAGCCTCTGCTTCTGTTAGTATATCTAATATGTTACGTATATCATTCATTTGCTTGTCCGCTTTAAGAGTAGTATGCTAATGTATTTATCATTGTTATTAAAAGGTTTTAGAAAGTTATGAACATATTTTATTTAGATACTGACCCAGTTAAATCAGCAGAACTGCATTGTGACAAACATGTAGTCAAAATGATTATTGAGTATGCCCAATTGATGTCTACTGCTCACAGAGTATTAGATGGCGACTTATATGAGGACAGAACAGCCAACAACAGACGTATCAAACGTTGGCGTCTCAATGACAGCAACATGGAGAATGTTCTCTACAAGGCATCACATATCAATCATCCTTCAAATATTTGGATTCGATCTAGTGATTCACACTATCAATTTGTATATGATATGTTCGTTGCGTTATGCAATGAGTATACTCATAGGTATGGCAAAACACACTTAACAGAAGAAAAACTCAAGGATATCTTACAGCATTTACCCAACAATATAGCAAGTGCAGACTTTGTTGAGCCTCCCCAAGCCATGCCAGATGATGTCAAAACACATGATGCCATTGACGCCTATCAGAATTACTACAGAGTATACAAAAAAGACTTTGCTAAATGGACTGCGAGAGAGACTCCAGGATTTATGAAAAATATATCGGGTAAAGATAATGTCTCTAAATACATAGACAGAGAGGAACTATATGTTTGATAAAATAAAAAGTATGTTTGGCAAGAAGAAACCTGCCCCTAAGAAAAAAACGGCACCTAAACTTTCTGAAAAAGAAAAGGCAACTAGGGCTGGAGAACCTTGGGTTGATATACTAGAAGTCAATGTTGACCCAGAAGATATTAACAATGGTGCTTTTGAACTTGATTGGAATGATAAGTTTCTGTTAAATCTTATCAAGCAAGGATACAAAGATAGTGAAGACGATAAAGATGAAGAAATTGTTGATCGTTGGTTTAAAACAGTATGCCGTAATGTAGTGTTAGAAACATGGGAACAAGAACAAGCAGACCCACATAATAGAAAAGACGTTGATCCTATCACTGGTGCAGATATGAGAGTTGTGCGAAGTAAAGATTTAGGTGACGGTAGGTCGGAGATTAGTTAATGGAAACTGTAGTCTTTTGTAAAAAGTACCAAGAAGAGTTACCAGCGATGTCATTTCCACCTCTGCCAGGACAAGCAGGCAGAGATTTGATGGAGACTGTTTCACAAAAAGCACTCGATGCTTGGAAGTCTCATCAAACTACACTTATTAATGAACGCAGAATGGATTTATCTAATCCTGAGGCTAGGAAATTTCTAATAGAAGAAATGCATAAGTTCTTTAATAACCAAGAAGTTGCACAAGCAGAAGGGTTTGTTGAACCTACAAAAGACTCTGGTGTACAAGCATATATACCACCTACTCCTCCACCACCCCAAGATTAATTTACCCTTTTTACCCATAAAGGCTTGCTTTCTGCTAGTTTATTGCGTATAATATACGAATATTATGATAAATAAGAGTACTGGTATATGAAATACGCTTTGATAGACACAATGAACACGTTCTTTCGTGCCAAGCATGTAGCATCCTATAATGCTAATACATGGGAAAAGATAGGCATGGCTTTACATCTGACTCTAGGGTCAGTTAATCAAGCAGTCCGCAATTATGGCGTTGATCATGTAGTCTTTTGTTTAGAAGGTCATTCATGGCGTAAAGACTTTTACAAGCCTTACAAGGCAAATCGTAAAGTTAAAGAACAATCTATGACAGAAGCAGAAGTCGAAGAAAGTCAAATGTTCTGGGAAACATACGAAACATTGATTGAATTTTTATTAGAGAAAACTAATGTAACAGTCTTACGTGATCCGAATGCAGAGGCTGATGATTGCATAGCACGTTTCATTGCATTGCATCCTGATGATGAACACATCATTCTTTCAACTGATACAGACTATTATCAATTACTATCTGAATCAGTTCACATGTATAATGGTGTTGCTAAAAATCTAATAACAATCGATGGCTTCTTTGATGATAAAGGCAGACCAGTCATTGATAAAAAGACTCAGGAGCACAAGACATTAGAAGATCCTCAGTATCTATTGTTTGAGAAGTGTATGCGTGGTGATACTAGTGATAACGTGTTCAGTGCATATCCAGGTGTACGTAAGAAGGGTACTAAGAATAAGACAGGTTTGTTAGAAGCATATGCTGACAAAGACAAAGGTGGTTTCAACTGGAATAACATTATGTTACAACGTTGGGTAGATCACAATGAAGAGGAACATAGAGTACGTGATGATTATGAACGCAATCGCACATTGATTGATCTTACAGCACAGCCGATTGAACGCAGAAATGCAACTGATAATAGCATTAAAGAGGCGTTAGAACGTAATAAAGAGATACCACAAGTTGGTGTACATTTTATGAGATTTTGTGGCAAGTATGAACTTAACAGAATAAGTGATCAAGCAGATAGTTATGCTAAATGGTTGAACACCCCATATCAAGGAAGGTATATTCATGCCTAACAATAACAATATTAACGGAGATAAAATGATATTAGATGTAGAATTAACCGCAAAGCCAGTTACCGATGAATTTTGGATTTTAACAGACGGGAAAAACAAAGTTGGAAATGTCTGTGCAAATAATATAGGAACGTTTAACGTCACATTACAAAATGATGTATTTGAATTTGCAACTACTGATGATATTCAGAAGAAAACTAAAATAAAGTTTATCACACCAGAGAAAACTGAACTACCAGAAACAACTCCTTATCCAGAATATCCTACAACTGCTAGAACTTATAATTCAGTGTTCGATGTTAAACGTGGATTGCATGTCTTTACAAAGACTAAAAAGAGTAAATGCTTCCATGCCGCAGGGTATTTTGTAGTTGAACATAACGGAATAGAACAAGTTATCTTTTGTCCAAAATACATTTTTATACAAAGATATCCTTTTAAAGGACCGTTTAAAACTAAAGATGAAGCAAAAAATCAGATAAATATAGTATAATGATAACTAATGTTACATATTAAGGATTTTATAAATAAAATGTCGGTTATGGAAAGTACACAGAACAATACTGTTGTATTGACTATTGATCAGGCTAGAGGACTCAGAAACGATATAGCAACTTTGTTGGCAGATTTACATGAGTTCAATAACGAGAATAAAACGAATGAAGAAACAATTTCAGTACAAGTTAAAGGCGGCTCATTCAAATGAGTAGGAGCCAACCATCAGTCATCCTGGAATTTGTTGACAAAGAAACATATAAGTGCGATCAGATTATCGAAGCATCTGGCATTTGGGCTGTATACTATGACGGTCAACCAATCAATTTAAAATCTTCCCACTACTTAACAAGTGATGCGGCACCAAAATACAAAAAGACTAGTTTTTCTAATCCAGGTCATGCAAGGAATCTTTGTCGTAAATTAAATGCTCAATTTAAAACTGATAAGTTTACTGTAGTATTTTTAAATGCCGGGCGAATAGTATATCCGGATGATATCTCCGAAAAATAAACAGCAATACACTGAAGCAGTACTCGATGCCCTACCAAGAGGGCCTTATCATTCAATGCCAATAGATCAAGTCATTTTTAAATGGTGGCTAACTGGTCGAGGTGGGCAAGGACTAAGACTTAACGATGAAGGACTAAACATGTTTAAGTTAGCAAAACTTGAACACTATGATTTTGATTTAGGACTGGATCTTAAAACAATGCATAGAAAACGAATTATGGCTCCAGAAGCATTTGTACAAGAAATCATTAAAAAGATTAAATGTCCTTATTACTTAGGTGTTCATAAAGTGAGGGGAGAGAAGGGAGAACCTTTCATTAGAGTATATGATCATAAGACAGCAATGATGATTACTTTACATGGCAATCTAAGAGAATACTTAGACGCCACAAAATAAAGTATGACACTTTTATGTACATAAAAGTGTAAGGATAGCACACTTTACGTTACTAAAAGTATCATAATGTCATACTTGGTATAAATAGAAATGCAGGGCGGTCCTGCTCAAAGATACAACACACACAGGAGTACACAACTTGAAAATCATACGCAGTATTGGCGATAGTTTATTTGGATGCAATGGCGGAGAAATATGCGAAAGCATTGGTTTCGCAATTATTGGTTCAGCAATTCTATACATCATAATTTTCTCACTAAATTCAATTTCGTAACAATCCCTCAATAGCCCAAAGTTATCTTTGGGCTTGACATCCAGGTTCAAAGGTCGTATAATAGTTTATACACACACAGAGAACT